GCAAATGGGCAAGTGTGTAACTCCTGAGCTTGATTCTTTTTACAGTTCTCGCAAAGTTCTTCTTTCATCTTCTCGGTTCTCCCATCTAAAGCATCAGCTAGTTCTAGAGCATTCACGACTTGCCTCCAACTGGTTTATTTGGTGTCCATAAACTAGGCTCTGAACGAAACTCTTTTAAGCGGTGCTCCATCGGGTGAGGTGCTGGCTTATATGGAACAACTGGTCTTGGTTTTGCTGATGGTGTGATCATATTTTTGCCCAAATAATTAATCCGTAAATAAAAGAAAACACTGGCGATATAATCAGTATTGCCATCAATATATTTCCTACAATGCGTTCTAGCCATCCCCATTTAGTTTCACATCGCCATATTCCAGTTGCATAGGTGGCATCTTTAAACGCTTCTGATGCAGTTCGATAGGTTCTTCCTACCTTAAAACTATCTTCATAGCTCATATTAACTCCAGTGATGTTTGTTGTAATCGCTCATCTTGTAACTTCTTATAGTCAGGGTTTAATTCACATCCCAAGTACTTTCTTCCTAAAGCCTCCGCTACAACTCCAGTAGTACCACTACCCATGAATGGGTCTAAAACAATATCTCCTACCCTACTGCCAGCAAGAACCATTGGCTCTATCAACTTCGTAGGGAAAGTGGCAAAGTGTGCTCCCTTATAAGATGATGGATTGACAGCCCATACAGACCGCTTATTAGCCATTTCGTAAGACTTCTCTAGCCCTGTATGCGGTTGTAATCCTGAGCCTTCATTGTGGTACTTGCCATCGGTTCTATCACGTGTACCCCAGTCCTGTTTAACAGGCTCTTTGATAGCTTCATTGTCAAAGTAGTAATGAGATTTTTTACTCAACAGGAAAATATACTCATGAGCCTTAGTGCATCTATCTCGTACTGACTCAGGCATAGGGTTAGGCTCGTGCCAAATAATGTCCTGACGTAGATACCATCCAAAGCTTTGCAGAGCAAAAGCCACTCGCCAAGGAATTCCAATCAGGTCTTTCTGCTTTAAACCATTAGGGATAATCTTAGAATGAATGTGTTCCATGTGATGATGATCACCGTTTAAACTCTTACTTGGTCCCTTTCCGCTTCCTGAATAAGAATCACCAAGGTTCAACCAAACAGTTCCATCGTCAGCAAGAATGTCCCAAACACAGGCAAACACTTCCACCATATTTTCTACATATTTCTGTGGTGTTTCTTCTAAACCTAACTGTTCATCTGCCCTTGTAGCTCCACACCTAGGACATACCGACTTATAGATAGCATCACCTACGGTTAAGTCTTTATCTGCATGACCTGTAATGGTCTTGTCTGAGTACTTACTATCTCTTTTATGAGAGCAAGTAGGATCACCACCTGACCATATCCCAGTTCCATAATCCCTTAAGCCATAGTAGGGAGGAGAAGTAATGCAAGTCTGCACCTTAACTCCTTCCTTAGCCCAGCGTTTCATGGTAACTCTGCAATCTCCGAACTCAATCATTTAGCACTCTTATAGCCAACACGATTACCGTTGTTGTCATAGACATTAGTGACACCACTAGGAGCTTTAGTTTCATAACCTATACGTTGACCTTGGTTGTTATAAACACCGTTATTGGTATATGGATTGGATGGATTGTTATCCCAGTTATGCACATTGTTATTCCAGTTGCTAGGGTTGTTATCCCAATTGCTGACGTTGTTATTCCAGTTACTGGGATTATTGTCCCAGTTCTGAGCATAAGCGCATCGGGATAAACCCATAATGCAGAACATAAAAATTACCATTAATGCAAAAAACATTCGATCAGTCATTTAAGCCTCCAGTAAAAATTCTTGTGGAACAAAGTAACCACCCCTACCTTCTAAGCCAGTAGGATTAGCTAAAAACTTTTCTTGTTTACCATCCCTAGCAAAGATGTATCCCCGTATAATGTATGAACCGTTTAAACCAGTTAACAAATAGTATTTGCGGTCATCAATGTCTTTGTTTTGAATGATTAGTCTGCCAGTGTGATAGTGAGTACAACGTACATCCACACCACCTACATCAGGCAGATCCCATTTTTGTTTATTCCAATACACATTCAAGTACTTGGCTAAAGCACATTCAGATAATGCTCCTTCAATATGCCGTTGCCAAGCTAACTCTTTCTTCTCATTAAACGTTGGATTCTTGTTTTGAGCAATGTCTTCTAATTGCCTTTGGATTCCAACCATTGAGGCTACTTGAATTTCATCAATAGTAAGGTTCACCTTTTTCATTTTGGTTTCCTTTTCTTAATAGCAACAATGCCTTCTTCGGGATTGGCTTTACGAGCCTCCACCATTGCATCTGCCATAAAAAAAGCATTCTTAGCAACATCATCAACGATGTCGGAATCTATGCCACGCATTACAATTCCAAGCATAGCCAACATAGCACATGCATCTCTAAAGTCTTGGTCATTCATTTGCAAAAAACTCCTTAACGTTAAACCACTTGTCATCCATGATGTGACCTATCTCATCAAGCGAACCGCCATAAACAGAAGGGTTGCTTGATTCTTTTTTAATCCTTACAAGCTTGTCTTTTAAATCTTCCCACTTGTCAACACCAACTGTTTCAAGGATTCTGCGGATTGCAATAATACTTTTTGCATGACCAGTTTTACCGCCACCGCCATCTAAACAATACCCACCAAATCCTTGACCGCAACCATCAAACATCATGGTTAAACTAAACGTCATGATTCCGTGGTCTTCTATCCCTAACATAGTGTTAGAAATTTTTGCATTAGTAATGTGCATTTTGATTCCTCACTGTAATTGGTCTTCTTCGTATTTCATCTCGACCATCGTTGAACACTTTTAAACGGTATATCTTTTTTTCAGAAAGCAGGGAGCGAAACAAAACTAAGTAACGTTTAAACAAGTTCTCCTCTGGAGCATCTGTTACAACATGGGTAATTATTGCTGAGTCACCATCTTCATCATGCAATGGCAACTGGGCTTTCTTTTGAATCCATCTATCTGCTCTTTCTTGGCTAGTGATAACCCATCCACAATATCCAATTAACTTTTCATCATCAAATGCTAATAAACAAGTTCTATTTAATAGCTCTATCTCAATACGTTTTGCTACTGCACCAAACTGTAAATCATAAAACGGTTGATACTTAGCTATCAAAAGAACTGATCTTGTGTACTCTTCAAAAGTAAAATCACCTTGTTTTACATGAATCATAATGACGGTTTCAATATGTAAGAAGTAGTTCCAAAGTAATGCGTTCCATCATCTTTTTCACCGTCTAAAGTAATTGATTTTCCAAGATCCCTAATCAATTTGCAATCAGGATTGTCAACAAATGTAGAGTTTAAAGAATGCTCATAAGATATTTGTCTGAAACATTTATCAAATACATCCTTGTCAACAAATCTATTCTTGAAATACTCAATCGTTCTTTTAATATCTTCAATGTGTACGCTACTAGGATCGGTTGCCAAGAACAAAAACAACAATCGCATCGCAATCCATTCACCCTTGTTAGGGTTATTAGCTTTAATCTTTTTGTTAGTAAAGTAAGCCTTTCTAGCATATCGTTTTTGTTTTAATGTTCTTGGTTTCATTATGGTGACTCCTTGTCAACCCGAATAAACTTTTCAATTTCATCAGTAACCAATTTAGCAAAAGACTTACCTGATGGAAACATCATCTTTGCTCCATCGGTGTTGTTCACAATCTTGATAGCCTCGTTTAAACCGTCATTGAATCCGTGGTTGTAATCATTCCCTGACATTCGCATTTTGATTCCTTCTCTTGCAACTTGCGTTACAAACAAATCATTCTTTTTTGCAAATGCATTAAGGGCTGATCGTTCTGCCTTACTCATATAGATCATGACTGACTCTACTTTTTTAGAAGGGGTTTTCTTCTTCAATCCATCGCTCATAATCTTGTACCATTTCGTCAAATAATTGTTGGGCTTCTTGATTGCCATTTAGTTCAGTTCTAGAATTCATATTGCAAATCCTATGAATAGCTTCGACTGCTTCGTCTTCACCATCGATAGTCAATGCGTTCTCTTTTCTGAGCCACTGATGAAAACTTTTAGATCGACCTAAGATGCCAGCTTTCTTAACTCTGTTATCGTAATGTGTGGCTGTTTCGTTATCTTGAATGCGAGCTAATGCACACATATACCTAGACCCAACAAAATCCCGCATTAATTCTTCGGGGATTTCGTCAGGATGAATACTCAAAGTTAAAACAAAGCCAGTTCGATCTTGCTTAAGGGCAACCTTTACACATTCAAACTGGAGTGCGTTCATTGTGAACTCGCTAAACCTAAGCGGTTCTCAAGGTAAGAAACAACTGCCCTATAGCCAATAGCTTGATGCTCCAAGTTATCAACTTGTTTCTTGAAGTTTCCAAGTTCTATTAAAAGATTAATATGCTCGTTTAATAACTCTTGTTCACGTTGTTGTTTAGCAATCCTAGACGCAGAAGCATTAAATTGTTTAAACGTTTTAACAGTTCCAACTTTGCTTGGTTTGTTTTTAGATCCCAAAGGTCTGCCACGTTTTTTAGAAATCAATTTCATCATCTTTAAACTCCTGTGTTGGTTGTGTTGGTTGTTCTTTAGCTACGTAAGGCTTAGATGCTGAAAGTGAAAGCATCGTACCGCCACTACCCATCACCTTTTTCCAGCCACCTAAAGTGATAGCTACTTGGTTATTCACCACTTCAAAGGCACTGAGATCAATCAATAAATCACCACGATAGTCGGGTTGATTAGGTGTCTTCTTAATCTTCACAGCAAAAAGAGCACCACTGTTTGGTTTAGTTTCAAATTTCTTTTGCATCATTACTCCTTAAATTTAGCTTTATATTCTGCAAATTTTGTTTGCAGTTCTTTAAACAACTCAGGATTTACTTTTTTCATTGCATCAATCTCTGATTTATTGTGCGACCAAAAACTACTCAACTCTTTTAAATCTTCACAAGTAGCACCAAACTCAATCATCATCGATGCAAGAGCATCAAAGTTTTCGGTTGGTACAACTGGTACAACTGGGCTTACTGACTTCACTTCAATTGCTGGTTTTGGTTTATCTTGCTGAGGCAATGAATCAACTGAATCATTCTCAACAATCTCCATCGCCATCAACCAAAGATACCTACGCAAATACGTATGGGTACTTCCTAGTGATTGGATTGCTTGACCCTTAGCATTCTCTGCGTAGACGATAGGGGTGGCAAAGACAATCTGTCCATCACCATCTGTATCAAAGACGGTTAAGGTAGCTTGCTCATTAAAGCTAACTACTCCACACAATCCAACCTTGTCAAAGATTGCATTGATCGTAGGAATAAAGTCTCCTAATTCAAAGTACTCATAGCTAGCAAACTTATTCTTGCCTGACTTCTTAATGCTAGATTCATTCAATAGAACTCTAGCCTTTTGCAACTTTTTATAAACACTCATGCTTGCTCCTCGATTAATGTTGCTTGATACTGACTACACCACTGCGATACTCCGCAGAAGTTACCTGTACAACGTACTGCTTCACCTTTGCGGATCTCTACGAACCCTTTGTCCTTCGCTGGCAATTCTTTTAAGACTGCCTCTGCCTCTTCCTCTGTATCTAGTACTCGTACTGCTCTCTTACCGCCTGTCTTCATGACGGCAAACTTCGTCTCACGAATCCAACGATCCTCTTCAGTACACAGGGGCAACTCTTCACCCATGTCCATTTCAAACTTAGCGTTGTTATGCATCGCTATCCGTTCCTTGATAAAGCTTTCAGTCTTATCAAAGTCCCATAATGGGATCTGTATTACTTGAATAGGGGCTTGTGGATAGTCAGCCCTGACCATTGATTCCCTACGATTCCAATCCCTGATAAAGGCACAGATGCGAACACCTTTGACCTTCTCTTTTTTGACCTTGTGGACTAACCATGCGTAGATATTTTGTTGCTGTTCCCAGTCAGGCTTGTCATTGCGTAATGCCCAAGCTGAGGTGAACTTATAGTCAGTGATATTGACCCCATCCCCAGTGTCATGCTGGAGGTCAATCGCACCTGAGAGAATGATGCCACCCACCTCTATAGATAGACGTTCCTCGTTAGTATGGTCAGCAACCTCAGAACGCTCCGCTACTACGTGCAAAGCCGTTCCTAGTAGCATCCATAGCATATCGGCTACGTCTTGTTCTATCTCGTTGTAATGCTCCCTACGCAGTCGTTGAATACGTGGTGGAGAGATGATCTCTGTAACAGAGTAGTCAGACTTGCCCTTACTGTAGTAGTCTCTAGTTGCTAGAGCGACAAGAGTTTCGGGAACATTGTGTTTATTCGTAATCTTCATTAAGCCTCCATAAGAACTTCCATACTAATACTATCTTTTTTAAAATGCAAACACTTTCATTAAAAATATTTGGTGAGCCAGCAAGTAAAGCTAACTCTAGAAGAATGGTCTACTCAGGCGGGAAGCCAATGTTTATAAAGAGCCAGAAGGCTTTAAATTATTCCACGATGTTTAAACAACAATGTGTTGTAGCTCCAACGCAACAATTTACAACTGATGTTGTTGTAACAATTCGCATTTGGTACGCATCACGCAAACCTGATTTAGATGAGTCATTGATCCTTGATCTATTACAAGGGGTAGCCTATGAGAACGATAGGCAAGTCAAAGAAAAGCATATCTATTGGATGGGTGTAGATAAGGTTAATCCTAGGTGTGAGATAGATATTAATAAGTTAACAGTAACCTAACGTTAAGTTAACAGTGAAAAAAGAAGCCGAAAAATCTCGGCTTTAAACACCTCACGTAATATTAATTTAGCATAAAAAAAGCCACCTTTATGGGGTGGCTTTCCGACCTACTGGTCTATCGACAGGAGGCTTAAATTCCGTCTATGGGTCTAATCATACACAAGAACAAAAATAAATGTCAACTAGGCACATTTTTTTATGGATGTCTACGTACTAAGTACTTAATGCGGATGTCATATTTTAGCCCCAGATCAGCATTAGGCTGTTTAAACGTCCTAACCTTTAGCCGGGCATCTTTTCAGGAGAACCCGGATACATCTCAAACCGTTTAAACATTGCAAAAAAAGATTTGCACGGCAGGAAATTTATGATATTGTTCTTTCATTGAGGAATCGAACACTCAGAATAGGGCTTTAGAGGTGACTTTGTTGGTTTAGGAAAATTTCGTGAGGTGATTTTCTTAAGCCGTTCGATAACAGAGTTGCCCCTAAAGCCCTTTTTGTTTGCCTATCCTTGATGGTTCTGATTGGACGATTCAAACCATTAGCGATCAGAATACAAGTGCTACTAAGGGATAGTGGATGTAACAGCACAAAAGTAGGTGGCGAAGATAGTGCCTACTCCACGCACGACTGTCGGGTTCTGTGGCTCCAAAAAACAGATTAAGGACAACCTAGGTTAGGCTAGGTTCGTCCACCAAAAAACAAATATCTGTTTTTAATCAATTAAGTGACTACTAATCTATAAGATTACAAGTCTTTAACTCCTATGAAATATCTTTAACTCCTAAGTATAAATACTC